CTATCTACACAGGAGGCAAATTCAGAACAATAACCGTCTCATCTATTTTGATGGAGAGATGGAGTTATTTAAACGAGTATCTCTTTAATGAGTTACGCCGAATGCCGTGGATGGTAGGGGGCCGTGAGACAGAAGAGTGGGTGAAGGATTGTATGGTGAATAGGGACATGCGTGGACTAGAGTTTGCGAGTGGAGATTTAAAAGCGGCGACGGACTATTTCGACTCTAAGATGAGTGAAGCTCTTCTTGGAGAAGTTTTAGACCTGCTAGGGATGTCTCGGGGGGAGAAGGAGGAGATTTTTTCAAGTTTTACGAGGTCGAAGTTCCACGACTTCTCGAAGGGGAGTCCAGAACAGATTGGGATTCAGAAAAGAGGCCAGATGATGGGCAGCGACTTTAGTTTTCCGATACTGTGTTGGATTACCTTTTTGAATGGCATAGAGAGTAAAGGTCTAACGGATAAATGGTTAGGTCTTAATGACGATGCCCTGAAAAAATCGGTTAAGAGGTTCCGAGACATGGGGGTGAATGGAGACGACTATGTAAGTTGGGGGAAGGAGGGAGAGGGAGAAAGATGGGCGAATGCGGTGCCAATTAGCGGAGGCGTTCCTGAACCGACAAAGTCACCTTGTGACTCGGAGTACTTCACTATCAACTCTCAGCTCTGGAGAGTCAAGAATGGTGTTGTCAGAAGGATTAAGGCTGTTCTGCCTGCAATGTTATTAAAAATGCACAGCAGGAAACATAAGACCCCCGATGCTAGATGGTACCAGATCTTACATTCACCGATCTGGAGAGAGAAGGAGAGGATGGAACTGGACGTGGCGTTCCTGCCGGAATTCCCAAGGAGTTGGGGCGGAATGAACTTGGATTTCGTTGGAGAATCCTCGGAGTGGATAAGAAGGCGTCGGGCAGTCTACGCTAAGATCAGTAGACCTGTCTCTTGGACTTCAATCGACACAGAAGAAATTCCTCTGAAGGGAGTAAAGATAGAAACTGGAGAGCATTTAACGATCGTGGGTGAAAGAAAGGACCTGGGAGAGGTGAAAAAGACTCTAACAGGTTATGTGAAGAGAGTAGAAGTCAAGGAACTACTTCAAGAAAGGTTCGATGATCCGAAAGTCGTTTACTGGACGAAATCATCACCAGAAGAACGAAGTTTCGAAGAATTAGAGGAAGAAGCTAATCGACAGATGATCTATGCTGAATCGATTATAAGTGAGATGGAAGAAGAACGCGATTTTGAGCGGCTCGGATTCCAAAAAGTCTCAGGCTTAAAACTCTACGAGGGTGATCCAGAAATGGATGTAAAACCTTCTCGATTCTTCAAATCTTCATCCTTGCGAATCCTTCCACAGAAGGGCGAGGAAGAACGCTTGGAGCAGATCCTTGACGGGGAGGGAGAAGAGGAAAGAGTGTTTTCAAAGGAGGGTCGAGAAATGCTGATCAAATCCGGTTTGACAGAGGAAATGTTGGAGAAAGTCGAAAGAAGAGAGAAAATCGAAGAAGACAGGACTGAAGAACAGCGAATTGAAGATCAGCTACAATGTGACCTTTTCGCTATGAATTCTGAAGAACTGTTTCGACACGAGATGTCCAGCGTCTTT